TACACTACGCTGTAATTCTTCCATACGTTTAGCGACTGCACCACCTACATCCATACGTTCACTGTTACGTGTTGCTTGAACAATCTTTTCTTCTGCTACTAATCTTGCATCTGCATAAGTCATGGCCGCGGTTCTTAAAGCATCAAGTTGTGACATTTCTCTTTGGAAGTTTTCTTCTCCCAATTTAGCTCTTTGATTTTCTAACTCAAGCTGTTTGATTCCTATGTCGTTTAACTTACTACGCAATTCACGTTCTACATCTAATTTAATTAAGTTGTCTTTTAAACTATCTCCATATTTTCCAACTAAGTTTAATTGTTCTTGTAACTGTAATAGGCTTTCATCACTTTTTACAGCCAATGCTTTCATTTCTAAACTATGATTAAGTTTATCTTGTGCATCTCTTTGTGCTTGTAATTGAATTATTGCCGCTGTGGCTTGCATGCCTTGCTCTAGACCCAATTGTTGAATCTTAGCAATTTGCATGTCGTATAATTTTATTAATTCTGTTTCTTCAGGTTTTAATAATGCTCTTTGATTTTGTAGTTTGGTAACTTCATCATTAGCACGTTTGTACGCTTCAGTTTGCGCTTTAATTACTTCAACTGTGTCTTCGCTGATTGTATTAAAGAAAGCTTCTGCCTTAAGGTTTTTAACAATTTCTTCACCTTGCAATTTAAATTGCTGTGTATTAGCTTCTAACGTTTTGGCTTGATCTGCGTAATAAGCTGTAGTTTCTTTTAATTTTCTCTTATTTGCTTCATCTGCTTTTGCGGCTTGCGCTCTGTTAGCATGACGTTTAATTTCTGCATCGTTTTCTTCTTTGCTCATGCCACCAGAAGCTTCTGGACCTTTACCACTTAATCCAAGAATTGCTTTCATCTTATCATAAGCTTCACCTAACCAACCAATTAATCCTTTACCAGTTAACGCACTAATTGCATCGTTTACTAGTAGGACAACACCTAATACACCTAAGAATCCCTTAGACAATATAGCAAAACCAATTCCAAGGTACTTCAATCTGGATCCTAGTTCGCCAAATGCTTTTCCTAAACTAGCAACACGACCACCCATCTCTGCGAATCTAGGTGTTTGTCTCCACCATTGACTGAATGTCTCTACTGTTTTAACTACAGTAGTTCCTAGGCTCGTGAATCCTCCACTAACTAACGCAACACTAGCGGCAATAAATGCTAAACCTCTACCTAACCATTCTAGCCCTTTCATTGCTACCGCTATAGCTGTTAATGCGGTTGCCATTTGTACAAATGAATTAATGATTTCATTAATTTTTTGATCGTCAAGTTTATTAATTGCATCAGCTAATGGCTCAAGTGCTTTCATGGTAGCTAATTGTAATTTACCAAATGCACTTTCTAATTTGTCATTCAATTGTGCAACTTTAGCTATTGCTTCATTGTATTTTAATGCTTCTTGGCTAGCTGATTTGTATCCGGCGGCAACACCAGTAAAATCAATACCTTTAGCGCCTTTACCTAATAATTCAACTGCTGTTTTTAATCTAAGCGCAGGGTCTTCTATTCGACTCAAGCCTTCAATAGTTTTGGCAAGAATATCTTGCTCACTTAATGAAGCTATATCTTGTAGTGAAACGTTAACTTGTTTAAATGCAAGCTGTGCATTTTTTCCACCATTGGCAGCTTCTGCAACACTTAAGCTTAATTTAATAATTGCTTGTTTTGCTTGTTCGGCTGTGCCACCATTAAGTTGAAAACTTTTACTTAAGCCTACGATATTGTTTACTGCAATATTGCTTGCGTTACTTAAATCTTGCATACTATCAGCAAATCTAATTGTTGATTGTACGAATGATCCAATTGCTAAACCAGCAAGTGCTTGACCTAATTTGCTGAATTTGTCATTAAGACCAGCAACATTTTTTTCTACCTTTGCTAAGGCAGGACTAATTTTATCATCAAATGTACCAGTAAACGTTAAATCTGCCATATTATTTGTCTTTCAATATTTTTTTAATTCTTTTTTGTATGAACTCTTGTGTAGGTTTACTCATACCTTCTGGAGCTTGGTCACTACCACGCATGCCTCTATTTGTCATATGACGACCTTTATCTAACACTTGTGCATATTGATAATTGGCTTCAATAGTTTTACCTTTTAACTTTGTATTACGTCTAGCGTTACCTGTTTTGATAGGTGTATTCTTAACAAACTCTTTGTATGCTTCTTGTGGCACTTTATTAAGTTTGTTTTGAATACGCTTTAAACTATTTTTCATTACGTTGACTGTTAATGTTACAGACATTATTGACCTTTATTCTTGTTAAGCATGATTAGTAACTCATCTGTTGTATAACTTGGTGCAGGTTCTACTCCATTGTTCATCTGTTTCTTGTGATGAAATTGTTCGAAACTTAGTGCGGCATCCATAATATACAAATCAAATGTGTTGCTTCTATCTAATACTTCACTAGGTAGCATACCATAACGCTTACCTAGTGAATCAATAGTCAGTATTAGAGCCATCTTTTCAGATTTAGGATCAATACTGTCTGCTGTTACTTTCCCAATAAATCAGTCACCTTTGTAATTGCTTTCATCAATACGTGAGTAGGTAACATATTATCATTTTGTAATACTTCTTTACCTTTTTCATCTAGTATCAATGTGCGTACAATGCCTATGATGTTAGATGTGTCTTGACCTGTGCTACCTGCTAATTTCATAAAGACATCCATGGGTTGACGATCCCATGTATAGAACGTGATGGCTTCACCAAATTCTTTAATGGTATCTTCGTCATCAATAGAGACTTCAATTAGTTGGGGTTTTGCGGTGAGTTGAGATAATTTCATTTGTTAATTTCCTTTTTAAATTATTACATTGTATTTATTCTTTGTCAGTTAGTTCTTCTAGTAACTGATTTAGTAGAGCTAATCTAAATGCTTGTTTTGCTTTTAATTGTTTGATAGTTGCTTGCATGTTATCAAGCATTGGCATCATCTTTGCCTCGTCTGCAATTAAACTGCGTAATTTTTCTTCATTAGTTTTATACCATACTTGTTCTTGTTGTGTCATTTGTTTTTCTTTCAATAAAAAAGGAACACTTTTTAGGGTGTTCCTTATTATCACATAATCATTGATTAAGGATTTGCGGCTGCTACCATAGTACCGTTGACAGCTAGTGTCATTGGTGTAACCCAAACGGGTGCGTCTGGACTTACTGTTGGTGCCAAGCTACTGATGTAGCCTTGACCAGCGTAATAGTAAGCATTGCTTGTAGCGTTACCACCATTCATAACTAATTTCCATTGTACTTCAACTTTGTTATTTGATAATCCAGCAACGCCATATTCAGTAGATGTAGCTGGAGATACCGGATCTGTACCAAAGTACACAGTACCATCAATAACCATGTTCACAGAAATTTCATTATCTGCGGGTGTTGTTAGTTTTTGCATATCACCAGAACAGAAATCAATGTATGAATAGATACCTGTACTGTTAGTGATTGTAACGTCTTGTAAGCAAGTTACACTAAGTGTATTTGCTATGTTGCCCCAGTTAGCAGTGTTGCTAATTAAGTCGGTACTAACCAATAGTGTTGGTTGTGTACCTGTTGTGTTTACTGTAATTCTTGCCATTTGATTTCTCCTTGTGTTTGGCGTTATGTATTAAATTCCATGCGAGTCATTTGAAATGTCCAAGTATGACGCTCTGCTTGTGTAGGACCATAAACTAAATCCTGCGTAAATGTTCGTTGAAAATATCCATCCATCAATTGCACACCATCTACTTCATCAGTAACTAAGTTTGCAATGATAGCGTTCAATTGAATATTATATGGATCGTCTTGGAAACTTATATAAGTTACATTGAACTGATCCACAGCGTTGTAGATGTATCCACAATAATTTACTGCTAATTGGTTTACGCTTCTTTCTACTGTATGCACATCACTTACATAAACGCCATAACGAACTACATCACTATCACTAGGGAAGTCGTCATAGATTGGTACATTCCAACTGTTTGGAATAGTCAATCGTAATGCATCAATTACTTCTTTGGTTGTAATCAATGGTGCGTTTAGTACAGTGACTGTTGCAATAGCCATTAGAAATATCTCCTATCTCCGTTGAAATAATCAACGTCTGCTGTCCAATTTTCTTCAAGCTTTGTCGTTGGTCCTTGTGGACTATCCATGTATAAATCATAGAAGTTCATAAGTTGCAACGCTTTAGTCCATTCGTTATCACAACGTTTCTGTGCAAACTCGTAGTTTTGCAAATCAACCTCGTTCATGTTAGACACATCGGTTACTAGTGATTCATAGAATACTAATATTGCACCGAACGTATCTAAACGAATTAGTGTCTGATCGTTTTTAATGAGCAGACTTGGATTAAAACTTGAAATCAATTGTCCATTAGGCAGATTGTTATAATAGTAAGCACCCAACACAGTGTCGCAGTATTTCTGCCACCATCCGAACTCTAACTTGTAAAGCCACTCTTGTGAAGCAACTTTAAAGTATGGAGCCCAATCAACTTGTAGAGCAGCCGCTCTGCGTTCCGCTGCCGGATCGTAGAACTGAATGTCTTCTACTGTTGCGTTTGAGATTCGTTGATATGGTACTGACATATTATATTATTTCCTTAGACATTGACTGAGTGTGTTTAGACACCCAGTCATTTTTCAATTTAGGCTTGAACGATATTAATTGCGCCACCACGACGAAGGTCACCAACGCCAGAACCGAAGTAACCGACACCAGTCAA